GAAGAGAAGGGGTTAGACACCGCCGCCCAAATCAATCATTTGATTAAGGAAGAAACAGAGAGCATTGAAGACTATAATGAAATGCTGCGCTGTAACCTAGAGTTCCTAGCCGACAAAGATATTGATAAACTCAAGAAGATTATCTCTGACAAGAAAGCGAATATCGCTATCCTTCAAGAGATGACCACCACTTATGATGAGATTGAGGTGGACAAATCTGCCGCCCAATCGTTAAAGAAACTATTAAAAAGGAGTAAGTAATGTACCGAGGACAACAGAGTACACAACAGAAGATTGCGGCGATTTCGCAACTTCGTATCACTACTAAGGCAGAGGCTATCGCTTTCTTGCGCGCAATCTCAAACATTGAGATTCAGATTGCTGACATCCTGCAGCGTCAGGAAATCAAGGCAGTTGGCGCCGCCAACCAAACCATCAAGCCTATCGAACAGGCTAAAGAAGTTCAGACTACGCCAGTAGTTGAGGAACCAGAAGAGCCTATGTTTGAAGAGAAAGAAGAGCACACGGAATCTGAAAAAGAATCCCGCATCGCTAAACTCAAAAAGGCTACGAAGAAATAATGGCAACGGGGAGTAAGTCTAAACTGATTACTCCCCTTTACAATCACTGGGAGAAGTTCGACAAGTACGACTTTAGTTCCGTAATGTTGGACTTCACCCAGTATTGTGCAAAGGGGAAGATGATTGTAGACAAGCAGGGTCACGCCGTCCCATTCATTTTGAATGAGGCTCAACGTGAGGTTGCTCGTCTCATCTTGCCTTATATCTTTGCGAAGGTCCCGGAGCCGGTCACTCTGGTAATCCATAAGTCACGCCAGATGGGTATCTCTGTCGTGCTTGCCGCCCTCGAACAATATATCGTCTCTCGCAAGCAGAACATTAATCTGACCCACCTGTTCCCGAACGACCAGCTCGCCAACCAGTTCTTCGTTGAGAAATGGATTCCGCTAATGGAGGCGACCCACCCACAGTTGATGCCAGATATGTATGCCACAGCCAGCCCTAACCCATACGTCAAGGTCCGTGACTTCCACGGTGTGTCTATGGGATGCAACGTTCGTATCGGTGGCTCCGAGTCTCGTGCCGCCGGCCGTTCCCAAACCAACCAGATTGTCATCCTTGATGAGTATGCTTTCTATAACAACGTCTCGAACCTTGAGCGTGGTGTCCTTGCTACCCAGCCTAAGACTGGTATGGTGCTCACGGTTTACGTCTCTACCTCCAACGGCTCCAACCACTTCTACGATGTTGTCCGCCAATCCCAGCAGCCTGGCTCCCGCATCAAACACATCTTCCTCCCGTGGCATATGCAGCACGAGTATGAGATTAAGCCGGACAAGCTCTCCCGCTTCTACGACCTCGACCACTACGAGCCTACCGAATACGATATGAAGCTCATGGACATCTTTGAGGAGCGTGGCTACCCAGAAGACGAGTGGGTCGATAAGCTTAACTTTTACGACATCACACTTGATAAGGAAGCCAAGTCCGACCAGGATTATATGTTCGAGAACTACCCGTCCGAACCAGAGGAATCCTTCCAGGCTACCGGCCGCCCAGTTCTCCCTGCTAAGGTTGTTAACTACTGGCTCGAGCACCCTCACGAGTACAAGTGCCTTGACCAGTTCCTAGACCAGAAGACAAACAAGGTTGTGATGGCCGAGTGTCCGAAGTCTTCTATTCGCCAATACATCGCCCCAGTCCCTGGCCACAGATATATTCTCAGCATCGACCCATCCTCTGGTTATGCTGCCGACCGCACCGCTGGTGTCGTAATCGATAAAGCTACTAATGAGGAGGTCTGCTCCTTCGTCGAATATATTGAGCAGACAGATTGCGCCGAGCTCGCCGTCAACCTCGCCACCTACTACAACAAGGCAGAGATTCTTATCGAAAGAAATATGGGCGAGACGATGATTGAGTTCATCAAGGGCTTGGGCTATCCACGTCTCTGGCTCGATATTCAGGGCTCGACCCGCTCGCTCAAGTATGGAATCCGCACCACGGTCCCAATGAAGAACGAAGCAATCCGCCGCCTCAAGTTCCTAATGAACCAGGGCATCTACAAGCCACACGATGAGTTCTTCCTCCGAGAAGCACAACACTTTAACTGGACGCAGCTTCCTGGCGGCGGCTATCGCGCAGAGGCAACAGGTCAGGATGAGAATGGTGAACCATATCACGACGATACGATTGCGGCGCGCTGGTGCTGGGCAGCCTCTTTGGATATGAATAAATACAAGAAGTATATGCGCAAAGACCCAACCAGTAGGTCGAGACTTTAATGGTAAAATAAGCTTAAAGGTACAACCTTTACGTTAATTAACTATTAAAGGAACAAACTAAATGCCACGAGCAGATAAGACAAAACAATATGACTATCTGATTCGCTATGTGAAAGAAGCGGCTGAGGCGCGCCTCCCACTTCTCGCTATGTGCGAGCGAGCAGTATTAGCATACAAACAATGTCCACTCCATAACACTTATAGGGAGAACGCAGATAAGTATGTTCAGAATATCGGTAACGGTAATCCTGAACTATACAAATGTTTGAAGCATCTCTGCAGCACAATCCCTGATGCTACTAATGATACGGTGTTCAATGCCGTAGAAACCTGGGTCTCTATGACCATGGGCGGCGCCAGCCAGTTCGAATATGAACCAGCAGACGAATATGCCGAGAAGGACCCAGCCCTCGTAGACCGCTTAGCAGCACTCGCCAAATACTTCCACGAGGATAATAAGATTGATTCGCTCTTACCTAAAGCAACTCGCAAGTTGGTAATGCAGGGTCAAGCTAACTTCTACCTCAAGCCATTGGGTGAAGGTCGTTTCAAGGTATCCCTCATCGATGCTTATAAGATGCTCCACGACCCACGCGCATCCAAGACCAACCGTGCACGCTTCACCGGCTTCACCGAGGTTAAAGCTTGGTCCGAGGTTAAGGCCGAAATCTACAAGAAGGGTTACGGCTATATGCTCAAGACTATTAACGATGTCGACCAGTATGTTGACGAGCTTTCCGGCGCCCACCCATACCGTTGGGAGGACGAGATTACCGCCGACCTCAATACCTTCAAATCTATCTACGCTGTCGACCCAGTAGGCGACTCTAAGTCTGTCGACAAGAAAGGCGAGGAAGTATCCCCTAAGGAGCCAGGCTACAAGGGCGAGGACGTCGAGGTTGCTTACATCTGGGACCTTATCTCCGATGTCTATGCAGTTATCGTCAACCGCCGCTTCATTGTCCAGCTCGAAGTAGATAAGCTCAAGAAGAATATTCCAGTTAAGTATTATGACTCAGAAGGCAAAGAGAAGACCCGCACCGACACCGTCCGTGTCGACTCCCCAATCGTAACTATTCCATTTATTGATGCAGACTGGGAAACCTTCCCTGTATCTCCGCTCTTCTATTGTCTCGATGACTTCGATGCTATCTGTTCTATCGAAGCAGTGATGAACCATAACCTATCTATTATGGCGCCAATCACTTTTATGTCCGCCTCCTATGATGCAGAGCAGTTCGAGAAGCTATCTCAGGTAGCAGGTCAGATTGTAGAGGGCACGCTCCAAACCTTCGGCGTCGTGAACAAATCTCACGATATGTCTCCGTGCATCTCGGCTATCGAACGCCGCGAACAACGCATTAAGCGTATGCTCGGCGCAACCGACCAGTTCGAACTTCAGGCTATGATTGGCAACCGCGCAACCGCCGCAGAAACCTCTGCTATGGTTGGCGCAGTATCTCAGCGTATGAACGCACCGCTCGCCAACATCGAGGTCGGTATGTCCGAGCTCACTCAGAAGATGTTTGCACTCACCCTTATCTACGACAACAAAGACGACCTTACCTTCCCATATGAAGGCTCAGTCGCCACCCTCTCCAAGCAGGATATCCTCGGCCGCGCAATCATCCGTGCTAAACTCTCTTCGAAGATTAAGCTTGAGCGTGCTGAGCAGGGTCGTAACGCATTGATGATTCTTCAGACTCTTATTAAGGCAGAAGGTATCAACAAGGAGAACCTCATCAAGACTTTGGTTCCGATTATCTCCCAGGGCGTCGTTACTCGCCAACAAGCTGATAGCTTCGTGGCCGAGCAACAGGTTGACCCAATGCAAATCCTCCAGGCACAGCAAGCCCTTGAACAGGTGCAAGCCCAGAATGACCAAGAGCCAATTACTCCTGATATGGTTCGTGGTATGACTCCAGAAGATATGGAACAAATCTATAACGCTGCTGCCGCCACCCAAGAACCTGGGTACCAGGACCAGTTCTCAGAGCCCATGGCCGAACAGGCTCCGGCACCAGACATGGGGTACGATAACTACCAGCAGGGTATTGAATCAAATATCTCTGAACCACTAGATAATTTGGAGTATTAATAAATGAATAGGGACGATGTATTAAAAACTCTAGTTATCAAATATGGGGCAATCGAAGTCTCCCGGAACTATATCCGGGGGATTCGCTCTGCCCTCACCAACATCCGTATGGGCATAGAAACAAATAACTTTGCCCTAGCCGCAAAGGATGTCGGGCTACTCGATGATAACCTAAAGAAGCTCGAGAGTCTCTACAATATCGATGAGGCTCGCAAACAGCTTCAACATATCGAGCAGCAGAATAAAACTAATAAAAAATAATGCTATACTTTAGTTAAGCCAACAGGCTTACCCTTAACAAACTAATCTATAAAGGAAGAGTAATGGACGAAAACGCAAATGCGGTAAATGTTACTCCTGAAGCTGCTCCACAAGGACCGGCCCCACAAGCTCCTGCTGCAGAGGCATCTCCAGCACCAGCGGAAACAGGAACAACTGTAACCCCAGAGGCAACCCTAGATGAGGCTACCCAGAAGTATCTGGATAACCAGAACATCAAAGGAACTCCGACTGAAATGATTGCTGAACTCGTTAAGAGGAATCAAGCATTTCGCAATCAACCTAAAGAGTCAGTAGCAGAGGTACTGAAGCAGGAACCGAAGGAAGCTCCGGCCGCTCCAGCCCAGCAGACTCAGACCATTAGCGATATGGATATTGTGATGACCCAAATGGCCGTCGAGAAAAGTTATCCAGACGTTAAGGTCAACGCGGACTTTTACAAAGAAATGATTGCTGACGGCATCAACCCGATGAACGGCAACCAGATAGATTTGAATCGCGTATTCAAGTACGCTGGTTATAAGCAGAAACTTGCTAACGCAGAGAAATCAATCCAGGCCGCCAACACACCGGCAAACATACCAGACCCAATCAATAACGTGGACAACGCTTCGCCAATCCAGCAAGTCCAGACTATGGACCATCTTGCTGCAGAGAACATTATTATTTTCTCGGCACAAGAAGAACGCTATGGCCGCGCCCCACATCCACAAAAGCAGCAAGCTATCGAGTTTCTGCAAAACGAAGCCCGCGGTAAGAAATAGTTTGGAGAGGGGTTAAAACTTTAAACTTAGGAGATTTAACCCAAAATGAGTGTTTGTAATTATACAAAGACCATCGATGATACTCCACTTTCACCAGCTGACCATCTTCCGTTGATGGAGGTCAAGTACCATCCAACTATTCTTAAAGACCGCTTTGCAACCTTTGCAGGTCTTCAGTTCTTTAACCCAGAGGTAAAGACTGTTTCTAGTGACCTTCAAATTAGTCACTCTCTCATTGTTCGCTTTGAGAACCCAGAAAACCCATTCAACCTCGTAAACGTTTCTGACGTTACTTACAAAGACGGCCAGAGCTGTCCTCCGGTAATGGATATGGAATGTGCACCAGGTTGTGTTTCTACGGTTCCTACCTGGCGCCAGAAGGAAATCCGCTTCGACAAGATGTATCGTGTCGGTGCTTCCTGGTGTGTTGAAACTGAGAAGCTCACCTACGGTACGCTCGAAGAGCGCTTCCGCAAGAGCGTTGAAGCTAACACCCAGATTCAGGGTATCCTTGCTTGGAACGCATTTATGTGCCAGGCTCTCGCTGCTGCACAGGCAACCCAGACTATGATTCCAACCGACCGCGCTTGCTTCGCAACCCACTACATCGATGGTGGTTCCGCAATCGCTAACGGTTACGAAATCCTCTCCCAGGCTATCAACTATATGAAGACTGTCTACGGTGGCCTCACCGAATACGGCATCCTCGCTCATCGTTATTTCGAAAGCGATATGGTTGCTCCAGGTGCTACCATCTACACTGGCTTCGGCGCTGCTTCTACTGCAAACGCAAACGCTGGTGCAACGACTGTCAACACTCCGTTGGTACAGGGTGGCTGGAAAGCTATGGGCCCACTTGGTGGCAAGCTCTTCGGCGAAACTGTCTACATCGCTCCAGACAACATCTGGTTCTACAACCCAACTGTTAACACCACTACTGGTGCTATCACCAACGGTTCTGCTGTAAACAGCTTCAACCCATTCCTCAGCGCAGATGGCAAGAAGTATTATGTCGTCATCGCTTCCCGCCGTTCATTCTTGACCGGTGTCGAGCCACTCATGGACATGACCCACTTCCCAGCAACTTGCGAGAACAAGTACGAATCTATCCAGGAAACCTTCCTTGGCTACAACGACTTGCTCTTCCCACGCGAGGTCTTCATCATCGCCTTCGACGTCCAGTGCGAAGGTAGCGAAAGCGAGTAATTCGCTATACCCTCACTCCCGTAATGGGGGTGGGGGTTTTATGAACATTAATGTTTAAGGTGTGTTAGCTAGACATCTTAAACAAGGAGAAATTATAAATGAGCTGCAACTGTTGCAACTGCGGCCAGCCACAAAGATTGTGCCGCTGCCCGCTAAAAAAGAAAGAGGGTGGTTGCCCGAAGCGTGCATATATCAAAGAGTGCACAGACTGCGACCCATGCCAGTCCTGTGAGTCTATGGTAAAGATTTGCTCGTTCGTGGTACCAAACCTTGAGGAAGGCCAGGCCTTTCATAATTCATTCGTCTA